TCATTGTACCAAAAAACCATGATTAGTCAATCCTCGTTTGAAGACAGGATACAGATTGTATTTAGCTGGAATCCTTCCGCGACCGCTCTCCACCAATTCTACTACTACACGATCAAATACTGCACGAAGTATTTGATTCCGATCCGACTTATCCTCCGCATTCTTGTATGCTTCCAATACCGTGTTTAGGTTTTGTTTTACAACGTCAACATCGATAGCAGATCCAGTGGCTTGACCGCTTTGCTTTTTGTGCTGCTCCACGAGTTCCGCTAGTTCCTTATACCCCTTGTCAATCTCAGCTTTCCGTTCGTCAAACATTTCATCTGAATATCTACCCGATTCGTATTTTTCGTATATGAAATTCATACGAGCTTTAAGTTCCTTCATGCGTGATTCAACATATCCCTCGATATCATTGATTTGATGCGACTGTGAATCATCCTTCTCCAACACGGCCAGCAGTTCATTATGCATCTTTTCTGCAGAAAGATCGCTGAAATAACGAATTACATTCAACAGATCCTCTTCAACCGAGCGATATTTCACAAAAGTGCATCCAGGACGTGAGCACCATAAGAACTCCTTGTGGTATTGCGTGACTTCACCTGACTGTTTTCTGTAATTCTGAACGCTGTACTGCCGGACCATCCTCCCGCCGCACTTATAACAAACACATAAGCCGGCTAATTCACACGGAGTGAAATCCATTCTTGTCCGGGGTTTATGAGCACTATCGTTGATTTTGGCCTGTGCTTTCTCCCATGTTTCCTGATCGATGATTCGAGGCATCGCATCATGTACGACGATATGTTCTTCTTCTGGTCGTTCTTCAATCTTTCCGTTCATCCGTTTAGTGGTACGGAACTTGAGTATGCCGATGAATCTCTCGTTTTGAAGGATTCCTCTTAGATGGTTTGGATGCCAGTTCTTTTTACCTTTTGGTGTCCGGATTACTGTATGACGAGATAAATAGGTCGCAAGGGCTCGGAAGCTGACATCTCTTCTCTTTCCGTTCTCCCCATCAGGAACCCCATTAACGTAAAAATCGAAAATTGCCCGTATTTGTTCTGCCTGACCCTCGTTGATTTCAAGTTTCTTTGTATCAGGATTGTAGTCGTAACCAAACGGAGCTTCCCCTGCAACCCATTTACCTTCCATCGCCCGGTTAACTCGACCGCCCATTAATCGTTCACGAGTTGTCTCGAACTCTTCCCGGGACATGAATAATTCGAATCGGATTTGTCTCAAGTCAGCTGGGTTATTTGGATCGAAAATCTTATATGGAGTAATGATGAAGATCCTCTTATCGGTTATAAGGTCATATATGACGCCCATGTCTGTATATGAACCCCGGCCTAAACGGGAAATCTCTTTAACTGCAACTGCTTGGTATTTGCCGGCTTGCAGATCCCTAATAACCCCTTGGAAGACAGGGCGTGTGGAAATCTTATCCCCAGATCCGACTTCAGGCCGTTGATCATATGGAATGCCAAGCGGCTCGAGAACACGATCCATTAGTTCCTTTTGCGCTTGAAGTACATCCTCTCCGGTACGCCGTTCCATTTCTTCATCCGCTCTTGATCTACGGAGATAATTGATAATATTCTCTATTCCGAGATCCAATAAATCCTTAGCTCGTAAAGCCATATAGCGAGTGCCCCATTTCTTTTGGTTTTATCAGTTCAAAGTTGATTATAATCAAACCAAAAGGATTGCGCAAAATGAAATCACCGAAAGATGGCAGTAAAAGAAAAGTAAAAAGTTAGTAAAAAATACGAAGTCGCAGCGAAGTCACTAGGTTTTTAACGTGATATATTGGTATCATAGGAAATCGAGAAGAGGACACCACAGGGGCGTGAACGCCCTGGTGATCGGGTCGGCCATTGGGCCGGCCTTTTTTAATGCAGTGGTGAAAGTTCCCGATTGGTTTCCTGAATTGATGTGGTGGCGGAATAGGTAGACGCTTGCGAGTGGATGCTCCAGCTGCAAAGATCGCAACTTAGCGGCGTGATCACTCGGTTATGGCAGAGCATCATGCAAGGTGCAAATCCTTGCCCACATCCTTATTAATGTGGGGGTTTCTCGTTAGTCGGTGCTGTTTTCCCTCTTCAAAAAGCCTGAACCGACACCAAAGGTCCGATGGATTAAGAATAGGGTCTGCCTTGCCGGGGCATGTACCGGCAAACGGGTGAGGGATACCGAGATACCTACACGGCACGGTCTCGGTATCCCATATAAAAAAGGAACCCATAGGGCTCCTTGTTATCGTGCTCTTACTTTATCCAACTCGTCCTCAAAAGCATTAACGAACGGTGTTAGCTCGGGCGATTTTTTGAATTGTATCTCATGATCAGGAAATACAAGCTTGGCGGAATAACAGCTTCCGTTATCCAAATTGTAACCTATGTCAATTTCAGTAACGCTCTTGATAGGATACTTAAAGAGCTCGTTCTCATTGTTATCTAGGGCCAGAATATACCCGTTATCGGATATGGCGTACTTTACATTATCTTGGTCAATCGTTGCTTTAATGGTCATGGCATAACATCTCCTATCAATCCAAGTATTTATTAATCACGATTATATCACTCATACTTAAATTAGTATGATTATTACGTTGTAATTCTAAAAAGTTATTATTATGAAAACATATATTCGAAAGGGGAATAAAAAGAAATGAATGAGCAAATCGAGAACAATTTCAGCTATCACGCACCGAAGCCGGGACAACCTGAGATTTACCAGGAGATCCGCGAGAAGGCAAAGGAGCTGGCGTACCTGATCGATAAACTGGCTCCGAATAGCCGGGAGAAGTCACTGGCAATGACTAACCTTGAGCAATCGGTATTTTGGGCCAACGCTGCAATAGCAAGGAACTGAATTAACAAGACTTACCGCCTCTCATAGAACATACCAAACGGTATAATCAGATGAGAGGTGTTTTTATGTTTATTAGCCCGATGTTATTAGAGACAGCAAGTGGCCCATTCAGCCACGATGATTATATATTTGAGCCAAAGATCGACGGTCACCGGCTCCTGTTCTCCCAGGAGGGCGGCCAGATCCGGTTGTATACCCGGCACGAGACTGACTGCACACGGCAGTATCCCGAGCTCCTGACGCCGTTTGAAGATGATATCCTTCTGGACGGTGAGGTGGCATGTACCGATCCGGAGACGGGGTTGGTTGACTTCGAAAACGTCATGACTCGCTTCCAGGCCAAGAAGGAGCAGCGTATCCAGCAGCTCATGGGTATATCGCCCGTGACGTATGTCGTATTCGATATCCTACGGTACAAGGGGCAGGACCTGCGTAAATTGCCCCTGATTCAGCGCAAGGAGATCCTGGCCGGCATCAGCATGCCGAATAAGCACTTCGGCGTCATCCCCTTTGTGGAGGGCGCAGGCGAGGCGCTGTTTGAGCAAATGAGGGCTCAGGAGCTCGAGGGGATGGTCGGGAAGCTTCAGGACAGCCGATATGAAAGCCGGCGCTCCCCGGCCTGGCAGAAGGTCATCAACTGGACATATGCTGAGGTGTTTATCACCGGATACCGGAAAGATGAATTCGGTTGGCTGACTTCCGTGGTTACGGAGTCCGGCCGGCTGCGTCCGACGGGTATCGTTGAGCTGGGCGTGCCGCCGAAAGCCAAGCGAGCCTTCTACGGAGTGAGCCAGCAGCTTGTAACGGGTGAGGATAAGAATTTCGTCCACCTGGAGCCACGAATCCGGGCGAAGGTAAAAACCCGGAACTGGACCAAGAATGGCATGCTGCGGTCGCCGGCGTTCGTTGAGTTTGTAGTGTGATTTGGGAAATGCAGGAATCAACCTCTCGATGTCGAAATGTGATGTCGAGGGGGTGATAAGATGCAAACGGAGCGCAAGAACGATAGATTGCACGCGGTGTATTACTTACAACAAATAATAAAACTATCCTATTCTGACGCTAATGAGGCATATGAGGCGCTGGTAAAACATGATGATAACGATAAGTACAATATTTCCCTTGGTTATTTATCAATGTCGCAAAGAAGTCACTTAGAGGCAATGCGAATATACTGGGAAAATGAACTTGATCATCATGAAATTGAGTCCTATTTTAGTTCCTATGAAGACTATGCATTTCAGTTAAAACAGGTAATTACTGATAAGGACCAGAATACTTCATGGCTATACAGTAGTCACGAGAAATTGATTGATGCCTGGAAGAGCACAGACGAATTTTTAAGTGACTGGATCAAAGAAAATATCAAAATCAAGTGATTAAACAAAAAGCACCCTAACCGGTGCTTTTTCTTTTACATAAAAAACCGCAGGAAGGAGGTGAATCGAGTGATCAGAAATCAATCCATATACATCGGCCCTACGATTAACGGGCTCATTCAGAACCAAGTTTTTTACAACGGTATCCCAGAACGAGTGTACGAAATCCTGCAAGAGGTTGGACCGGTGCAAAGACTTCTCATCCCCGTTCACCTTCTGCCGTATATCAGAAAACGATCCCGGATCCAAGGGACACAAGAAAACATAGCATTTGATGAATTAATGACCGGAAAGGTCCAATCCAGTGAAAAAGGAGTGAAGCATGTCATGAGCAGTGCGTATTATGATACACCAGTACCAAACAAGCAATACAACAGCGCCGGCGATGTGATCAACCCGGCCGACAGCTATGACGCCGACGGAAGCATGAAGGTGAAGATCAAATCAGATGCAGCTGATGTTACGCTGCAGAATGCTGCCTCAGCTGCCGGAAACGGTACGCCATTTGCTCCAGTGGACGGCAATTACACACTGACCTTCGAAATCACCGGCACCAGCACCAGTCGGACGATCATGTTCGAGTTGGCCGGGCCGAGCGGTCAATATATTCCTGTCACGGCCTTTAGCGTAACCGATCCGATCAAGTTCGGCCCGCAGACATCGGGAGGTAGCAATACAGAGCCTGAGAGTTGGCAAGTCGTTGTGCCGGCAGGGTATTCCTTCAGGACTCGGATCGGGGCGGTATCCGGCGGATACGTCACTGTAAAAGGGAAGGCTGTGACATAAGATGGATTACGGTCGAATTGCCGTCGCTCAAAATAAGCAAATCACTGATCAGCTTTTCGATATTGGAATGAGCATTTCTCAATTTGGTGCGGTTGGTGATGGCTCCGATGATACCCAAGCTTTTTTGAAAGCGATCGATAAGCTGGGAGGCAAAGCCGGGACCATCATTCTCAACGGGACTAAAACTTATGGCATTAAGAATACAATCATGATTCCACATAACGTAAGCATAGAAGGAAATCTTGCGAAGATTATCCCTTTAAGCGGCGGGACATTAACAGGTGGATTTTTGTTTTACGTGAACTCAACACTCCAAAACTCAACCGTCGAAAAATGGGGTGGAGAACAGGTTCCCACGATCCAAAACCTAAAATTCGAGAACCCGCATCAAGTGGCGGGCGCTAAGGCGTTCTACACCAGGGGGAAGACGAATTTTCGTAACATCACATTTAGAGGTGTTTACAAAGGGATTTTAAAAGAGGGGTCCAGCGACGGCGATTACTCCGATATGATGCATCTTGAGAAACTTTATTTTGTTAACTGTATGGGAACAGACCCGCTGATTGACATTAAATATAACGGCGACGGACTCTTTATCGATCGGTGCCATACAGCAGGTGCAGCCGACAGCAATTATAATCTGCTGAACCTGGAATATTGCAACGGCGGAAAAATCGCCGGGTGCATAAATGGGGATATACGGATCAATAAATCCACGGGCGTTTCGATCGAGAATTTCCATTGCGAACATGGAAAGATTAATATCATTTCTAGCCAGGTAACACTGCGGGATATATATCACTGGTACCACAAGGATTATCAGCCGATTCCACTAACCATTACCAGCGCAGCCAATGACAAACCGTCCATGCCGTGTATCATCGAGAACTATACAGTTATTCACCTAAAGGGAAGAACCAATCAGTCGAAGAATTACACGGATCCCGATTATTTTGATGCATACATCAAGAATGCGAATGTCAAGATTACAAATTTCTTCCGACGTCCGCAGTTCGCATCGGACCCTTCATTCGGAATGGCTACAGCGGTAAAGGTAAGTTTCGACGGGACGAGCATATCTGAACAATGGGAAAGCGCTAGTCAGCTTTATTCGAAGGACAGCTATATATCGGACAATAAGATTATCCCGAGTATAAAGGATGCCGAGTTCCCATCGAATTTAGTTTTGTTCGGAGTGCTTACCCCAAACCATACGAGCTTTGATGAAGCTGCTGGGACGTATTACTATCAGGCCGTGTACTTTTTCGGCCCTGTAGATCGGCAGGTTGGACGATGGGGCGGAGGGGAACAAAGTGCTAACGTGACCACCCCAGCAACTCAAGTACCATATCTCAATGTGTCGTATCGGCCTGAAATGCAATTGTCAAAAATCAGGCTATACCGGGGCAAAGTGGCCGGGCAGTATACGCATTGGGTTGATATCCCTGTAGGCAATGGCGTGCACGTCTATGATCTTGGGTATTTCCTTTCGACGGGCGAACGTTGGAAAACGCGATCAGCTGGCCCTGTGACTCCATTTAATTCAACGTATACCATGATTAGATTGGACGGTGACAATGTTGTCGTCACTGGTCCGGCCATCCCAACACAAGGTAACTGGAAAAAGGGTGATCGTGTTGTGAACGAAAGTAGAACGGAGTTGGGCACGGATGGATCAAAATATATTGTTGATGGTTGGGAGTGTATAACTGCGGGGGCACCTGGAGTTTGGGTGGAGAGGCGCTTTTTAACAGGAAATTAAGTCATGGCGACACACCGAGTAAGTAAATCAGGCAAGAGGGCCCCGCCATTCACCCGGATCGACAACAGCATGCTGCAGGATGCCCGCTTAAGCTTCAAGGCCCGCGGCTTGCTCTCCTACATGCTCTCCAAGCCGGACGGGTTCAAGTTCTACCTGGACGAGATGACCAAGCACACGACCGACGGCAAGGACTCCATCCGGGCTGGTCTGAAGGAGCTCGAAAACCTCGGGTACGTCCGGCGATATGCGGTCAAAGATCAGCGAGGGAAAATCCTATCGTGGGAACTCGATATTTACGAAAGCCCGTCATTACGTCCAGAATCGGGTTTTCCAGATGTGGAAAATCCAACGCTATTAACGAATGATAATATACTAACGAATGATAAAAGATTAAATAAATACATCGCTTTTAATAGCAATGGAAATTCATTCGTTGAAACCTATCTGAAATACTTCAGACTGAAGAAGAACAAACAGCATATGAGGATAACAGAAGAGCAGTATCGAATGATCCATGAACAGATCGAGGAGATCCAATCCTACGGAATAACGATCGAAGAATGGGAAGCTGAGGTTAGAGATCATTTCGAGAAGCTGCCGAAGAGTAACAACGGGAATATCATTGCATTCCTGCATGCTGCTCCGAGGAGGTTTGATGTTAGCCTGGATATGGGTCACTCATGAGAGTGGCTTTTTCTATTTCAAGGAAAGGGTGATAAACATGAAAAAAAGAACGATCCTGCGATTCTTGCAACGTGCAACCGGAATCCATCGAGTGCATCATATCTGGTATTCGTACGGATACAAGATCCCATTCACCAATACAGCATACTTCCCATCGAAGGTATTTGGGATAAGGCACGGATTCAAAAGGCTGGATGAGGATAAATATCATAACTGCACCATTACAGGTGTGTATTGAGGAGGATGATTACAATGTCCACACGAGATGTAGCAGTCAAAAGCAAGCCGATAACCTTGCAGCATACGAAGACCATACTTGAATACAACAGCGACGGTAGACTCACATCCATGAAATGTGTATTGGAGCCTAGTATTCCCCGTGCTACACGTCACCACATCGATTCTAAGGGGGCATACAGGCGTTCTGATCATCGAACTCCCGTAGAGTGGTAAGATGGGCTTGAAAGGCTGAGAAGGGCTAAATTTTCGTTCACGGGTCCTTCTGGGGTCTCGGATCGAGTGCGGGTGCGGACGACCCCGAAATATCGCTAGATTTATTTTCAAAAATTTAGTTGACATTGACAATGACGAGCCTCTCAAGCTCGTTGTTTTTATTTTTTCCTTCGAATTAATGCTGTAATAAAAAACTGCTCTTTAAAGACAAAGAATTGTAAAGTGGGGTGAATTTTCTTGGCGAAAGGAGATGTAAAGGATGAGTTGATTGTTGGGACAATGGTTTTTTGTAAAATCATCGGAAAATCCCGTCAATGGGTAAGCGAATTGACCAAAGAAGGGGTGCTTGTTCAACAGTCGAGAGGTAAATACAAACTCGATGAGAACATTCAACGGTATATTGAGCATTTGCTTGGCGGTAGAGAGAGTGATAAAAAGCCTCGATTTATCGATGAAAAGACGGAACACGAGCGAATCAAGAAGGAAAAAGCGGCCCTAGAACTGGCTGAAATGCAGGGGGAATTACACCGTTCTGCAGATGTTGAGGCGGTCATGAACGACATGCTGGGGGCATTTCGGCAGCGTATTAGGGCGATTCCGATGCGTCTGGCCCCCGAATTGATCGGGCAGGGAGAATTGAACGTTATAAAAGGCCGATTGTCTGCGGCGCTGGATGAAGCTCTTGCAGAATTAGCTGATTATGATCCGGAGCTGTTCCGACAAGAACGGGCAAGGAATGATTCTGATGGCGGTTCCTAATTTCTTAAAGACTGAAGCTCTCTTTCGAAGGATCGCCAGGGTCGTTGCCCCTCCTCCAAGCCTTACGGTTTCCGAGTGGGCCGATCTTTATCGCCGGCTCTCCTCTGAAGCTTCAGCAGAACCGGGGCAATGGCGTACCGAGCGGGCGCCTTATCAGCGAGATATCATGGACGCTTTGAATGATGATGAGACCGAAACTATCGTCGTCATGTCTTCGGCCCAGGTTGGTAAGACGGAGATTATCTTGAACATCATCGGATACTACATCCATCAAGATCCGTCACCAATCATGTTGGTCCAGCCAACGCTTGAGCTGGCTCAGGCCTTTTCGAAGGACCGACTCTCACCGATGGTGCGGGACAGTCCAGAATTGAAAAAGCGAATGGCAGGGACGAAGAGTCGGGACAGCGGGAACACGATGCTGCACAAGACATTTCCGGGCGGACATATCACGATGGCTGGCGCCAACTCGCCGGCCTCTTTGGCGTCCCGGCCTATCCGGGTTGTTCTTCTTGACGAAGTGGATCGGTATCCAGTCTCAGCTGGTACCGAGGGCGATCCGGTGACGTTGGTCTCGAAACGGACCACCACCTTCCATAATCGGAAGCGCGTTTTGGTGAGCACGCCAACGATCAAAGGTGCATCCCGGATCGAAACGGCCTACGAGGCGAGCAGCATGGAGCAGTGGTGTTTGCCTTGCCCTAGCTGCGGGGATCACCAACCGCTCGCGTGGGGTCAGATTCGCTTTGAAGAGGCGACGATGTTCTGCAAGTATTGCGGCACGATCCACTCCGAGATTGAATGGAAATCCGGCGAAGGCAAATGGATCGCACAGAAGGATAACCGAAAGGTCCGCGGCTTCCACTTGAATGAGCTGGCGAGCCCATGGAAACGATGGGAAACCATCATTGAGGAGTTCAAGGAGGCGAAGAAAAACGGCACGGAGACGCTGAAAGCCTGGGTCAATACTTCCCTGGGCGAAACATGGGAAGAGAAAGGCGAGCAGCTGGACGAAGATGTTCTTTACAATCGCCGCGAAATGTACCATGCAGATGTGCCGGATGGCGTGAAGATCCTGACGGCAGCCGTCGATACGCAGGATGACCGCTTTGAAATTGAAGTTCAAGGGTGGGGAGCCGGACACGAGAACTGGCACATTCAATACCACGTAATCCGTGGCGATTTAAAGCAGCCACAGGTGTGGTCCGACCTGGATGAATTCCTCACGCGGACATGGGAGGATGCCGAAGGAAAGAAATTCCCGATCGCCCTTACCTGTATGGACTCCGGTGGTCACTTTACCAACGAGGTCTATAAATTTTGTAAGGAACGTGCGGGCCGAAGGGTATTCGCCATCAAAGGGGAAGGGACCGGAGATGGCACGAGGTTGCCGTTGATCATTGGTACATCAACGAATAACCGATACAAGGCAACGGTCATTCGCCTCGGCGTTGATGAAGGGAAAACCAAAGTCATGAGCGCCTTGAAAACACCGATGGTGGACGAAAACGGGCTTAAAATGCGAGGCTATGTCCATTTCCCACTTTCTACGCTTGAGCGAAACCGCGGGTATGAACGGCAATATTTTGAGGGGCTGACGGCCGAGGCGCTGCATACCCGCATGAAAATGGGGGTTCCTTATCAAGTTTGGGTGAAGGTCCGGGCACGTAATGAGCCTCTTGATCTGGCTGTTTACAATCGAGCTGCCATTGAGATCCTACAGCCGGACCTGGAGAACATGCATCCATATTGCTCTGGTGCAACCAAAGCACCTGCGCTCTCTGGAGCAAGTGCAGGAAACGGCATGGCGGCCGCACCAAAGAGGCGACGCGGAACATCAAGTAGCGTTTAACCCTTGAGAGGAGGTGAAAAGGAAATGCCATTGTACACGAAAGAAGTCGTTATTCAACATTTGAATGCTTGGCTCGCTGCAGAGCTGGCTATATCGACAGGTCAATCGTACAGCATTGCCGGCCGTTCGTTGACTCGAGCGAATCTTAATGAAGTCATGCAGCAAATCAAATACTGGCAGAAACAACTCGATGATATTCAGCGGTGTGAGCAAGGGCTCGGGCCACGTCGCAAGGTACGTCGGTATGTTCCGATTGATTTATGAGCTGGTGGAGTAAAACAGTTGAGGTTGTGGCTCCTGGTTACGCGGCCAAGCGTGAGCGGGCCCGTACAGAGATCGTACGACAGCGTGCCGTTCAGGAGGTTTTTAACCAAGGGTACGGTGACCATGGGGCGAGCCGGAGGAAAAACTCCCTAAAAGCATGGAACCCGGCAGCGGGAGACGCCGAGGAAGATATTCATGTAAACCTTGATGAACTCCGTCCAAGAGCCAGGGATTTATACATGGGCGGATCGCTTGCAAACGGAGCTCTCAAAACACTTCGAACAAATATTATCGGCACGGGATTGAGGTTAAAGCCATCCTTCGATGCCGATTTTTTGCGCCTGTCGGAGGATGAAGCTGCACGATTGAAACGGCAGATCGAGCGGGAGTTCGCGCTTTGGTCGGAGTCCAAGGACTGTGACGCAGCGGGCATGCATAATTTCTACGAACTCCAGCAGTTGGCCTTTTTGTCCTGGATGATGTCAGGCGATGCGTTTGTTCTGTTGCCGTTCCTGTCCCGGAAACATACGATCTACGACCTACGTATTCGATTACTCGAGGCGGATCGCTGCAGCAATCCTCTGACTAAGGAAATCGCGATGAATAATAAGCTCAGCAACGGGGTTGAGGTAGACAGTGACGGCATGGTCGTTGCCTATTGGTTTTCGGATAAACACCCTGGTTCATCGTTCGCAATGCCGACGAAATGGACACGGGTCGCTGTTATTGGCGAAGAAAGTGGACGACGTAACGTATTGCATCTGATGGAGGCGGAGCGCCCGGAACAGCGCCGAGGTGTACCAATCCTAGCGCCGGTTATCGAATCTCTCAAACAGCTTGAAAGGTACACTGAAGCAGAATTAATGGCTGCTGTTATCAGCGGGATGTTCACTGTGTTTATCGAAACGGAATCCCAGGAACCGGGAGAGTTTGGTGTATCCCTACCTCCAGCAGACAATCCAACCGGAGAGCCGTTACCGCCAACAGACGATGACCTTCGTCTTGGAAACGGTGCGGTCCAATTTCTCCAGCCTGGCGAAAAGGCGACAATTGCGAACCCTGGGCGCCCGAACAGTGGATTTGACCCGTTTGTGACCGCCATTTTGCGGCAGGTAGGCGCGTCCTTGGAGTTGCCCTACGAATTACTCCTGAAGCACTTCACGGCGTCTTATTCGGCGTCCAGAGCGGCCTTGCTAGAAGCGTGGAAGATGTTCCGAATGCGCCGTTCTTGGATGTCGGCCGACTTCTGCCAACCAATCTATGAGGAGTGGTTTGCAGAGGCAGTTATTAAAGGCCGGATCGACGCCCCGGGTATCTTTGATGATCCGTTGTTGTTCAAGGCATATACCAAGGCTGAATGGCACGGTCCTTCCCAAGGTCAACTTGACCCGGTGAAGGAAGCGAATGCGGCGGTGATCAGGGTCGAGAATGGATTCAGCACGCGGGCTCGTGAAGCTGCCGAGCTGACAGGCTCCGAGTATGAGAGCAATGTCCGGCAACTGGCCTATGAGAAGAAGATCCGTGAGCAAAACGGTCTCGAGTCGGGGATCGAACAAGACGTGAAGGGGGGTGATGAAGAAGATGCCGAAGAAGATCAAGCTTAATGGTCCGGTTATCGGTGATGGCAGCACCTGGTTGTATGACTGGCTCGGTATGCCCTACATTAGTGCTTCGAAAGTCTCGAAGGAGTTGGATGCAGCCGGTGGAGGGGATGTGGAGTTGTACATCAACTCGGGCGGTGGTTCAGTATTCGCTGGTTCTGAGGTTTATACGGTTTTGAGAGAGTACCCCGGAAAAATAACGGCGAAAATCACCGGTGTAGCAGCGAGTGCCGCCTCGTATATCGCATTGGCTGCAGATGATATACGAATGTCGCCACTAGCACAGTTTATGATCCATAACGCTGCGATTGCCACGGATGGGGACAAACGTATTCATTCCAGCCGGAAGGATTTACTTGAGGGTGTGGATGAATCGCTTATCAGCGTGTATATGAAAAAAAGCGGTAAGACCAGGGATGAACTTGCGGAGCTTATGAATAATGAAACGTGGATGAACGCCCAAAAAGCGGTCGAACTTGGCTTCGCTGACGGAATCCTCTTTGAAGAGGAAAATAGCCTGGTGGAGGTTACCAACAGCATCAGCGGCGAAATTCCTTCGCATGTCGAGGAAAAGCTCCGCGATTTTTTGGTAAACGCCATGCTAAAGGATGGCAGCGTGGACCTATCCGCGGATATGCCACAGGTTGACCCGACGCAAATTATGAATAGCATGGATAGTCCGGAACAGCAACAAAAAAATGAAGAACAATCGAAGGAGGAAGCACAGCCCATGAAATTGGAAGAACTGAAAGCACAACACCCGGATCTGTACAACGAGATTCTGACTCTCGGCGTAACACAGGAGCGTAATCGGATCACCGATCTGAACGCATTGGCTACAGCTCCGGGAGCAGCTGAAATTGTCGCCAAGGCGATTGAAGAAGGGAAGTCTGCAGGGGAAACAGCGATGGCGATTGTCAAAGCGTCCGCCGAGCGGGTTGCAAATGAAGGCGAGCGCCGGAAAAATGATGCTCAAAACAGCAATGTGAATAAGGTCGCTCCGGACGAGGCTCCTGAAGAGCAGAATCCTGAAGCTGTTTACGACGCAGAAGCTGCTGCACTGGCCGAAGAAATTAAGAATCTTAGAGGAGGTAAGTAATCATGCCAGCATACGAAATCGACGGATATGATAACCTGATCGCAGGAATGGTCCAGCCGATTGTCACTCAGTCCATTATCATCGAGCCTGCCACAGGCGCGGTTTATGAGCGCGGCACAGTCATGGCTCGTACAGGGTTTGCCTCTGATGGCACATGGATTTGCAGAATCGTTGACTCTCAGGCCGCGGATGCAGCTCAAAAAGTTCCGGTGGCTGTATTGGCAGATGAGGTTGTTGATGCGACGACCGCTCAACAACGCGCCACGGTATATACTCAAGGTGAGTTCAACCGAGATGCATTGATCTTTGGCGGCAACGACACAATCGCGACTCACGAAGCCGCACTCAATGACGCAAAAATCTATACCAAACGGGTCGTAAAATAAGGGAGGATACCAACGATGGCTATTAAAGATATTTACGCATTTCCCACTCTTTTGAAGGTGATCGGCCAACTGCCGCCACCAAGCACATATATTCTGGACACTTTCTTCCAAGATGGGGAGACGTTCGAAACTGAGTACGTGGAAATTCAAACATTGAAGGGTAACAAACCGATTGCACCGTATGTTTCCGAACTCCAGCCCGGAAAGGTCATTCTTCGTACCGGCTTCACGGCCAAACAATACAAGCCGGCGCTGATTAAACCGGCACGGCCGATCACAGCTATCGATCTTAAAGTCCGGAGTGCAGGTGAAAGCCTCATCAATCCGGATCAACCAGAAGTACGGGCACGTAAACTGCTGGCGAAGGATATCATCGATCTTCAAGCCACGATCACTCGTCGTTTAGTTCAGCAAGCTGCTGAGCTGATGTTTACCGGAAAGGTTACTCAGATCGGAGAAGGCGTGAATCAGGTTATCGACTATGACTTTACCAATATCGTCACCCTGTCTGGTACTGACCTGTGGAGCAACGAGAACTCCGATCCAATTAAATTCTTGGCTTCTCAGCGTAAGGTCATTATGGATGCCAATGCGCCAACCCCTAACATTGTACTGGCCGACTATGATGCAGCTGTCGCTTTGATGCGCCATCCGAAGATCCTTAAGCTTGCTGATAACAGAGGCGTGGATGTTGGTAACATTGACACTACTCTTCTGCCGGACGGCGTGACCTACCACGGGCGGCTGCGGGATGTCGGCTTGGACGTATATAGCTACACTGGCACGTATACGAACGATGCCGGCCAAGAGGTTCCGTTTATTCCAGCTGGAACGATCGCAATTATGTCTACCCGGGACAAATTTACATTCCACTATGGTGCGAATGTAATCATGGATCCTAAATCAGAGCAGTTCGTGCGTGTCATGGGCAAAATTACACCGCAATCTTGGGTAACTGTTGAGCCTGCTCAGCGGTGGCTGCAAATGCTCTCGCGTCCTCTTGCCGTTCCTGCGAACGTCGCAGGTTGGGTTGTCGCGAAGGTTCTCTAAATTAACTGGAAAGGATGATACCAATGGGATACATTGCGACAGGCAAGGTGCTGCATAACGGCAAGTACTACCATCCAGGCGATGAGGTGTTAGGACTCAAAAAAGAAGAAGCTGAGCGCCTGCTAGCCCTTGAAGTGATTGAGGAAGAGAAGAAGGCAGCAAAGTCTAAGGATGACCAAAAGCCTAACGCTTAGGGGGATGCTCTATGAACCTCAAGGAGCAAATGGCAATAGACGTGCAGAAGACGTTCATGAATTCGGATGAATTCGCCGAGGTCCACACGGTTACAACGTTCACCGACGAAGAAAGAAAAACGGGCCAGAAGGACAGGAACCTTGAGATGATCATCGAGAAATTCACTCTGGACGGGCGCCCGATACAGAGTGCCGATGGAGTATCAGCTCATAATGTCATTATCCATATCGACCCGAATGTTCTGGCCTACACCCCAAGGGTGGACCAGAATTTTTATTTGGACTTCATTCGGTACCGGGTAAAGGGCGTCTCCAATGACTCCGGTGTTTTGAAGATCGTGCTCGAAGCGAATGGTAAGCGGCCATGAGTGAATTCATCGATGTAAAGGACAATTTCCGTCAGGTCAATCGGTCACTGAAGCAAATGGATAAGGCTGTCCGTCAGGCAGTCTTATCCGCCCTTAATCGGGCCACGCAGCGCTCAAAGACGGAAACGGGTCGCAAGGTTCGCGAGAAGTACGTGGTTAAGCAGAAGGAGGTCGTCGAGACCATCCGGATCCAGAAGGCATCCAGGAACAGCCTGCAGGCTACGCTGACCTCGAAGGGCCAAACCATCCCCTTGATAAATTTCACCGTTGCTCCGCGGCGTAGACTTAAGCGAGCGCCGAAGTCGTTAAAGGCTGCAGTCTTCCGGAGCGGCGTTAAGAAGCCGATCCCCGGGGCGTTTATCGCGACAGCGGGGACTCATTTGGGAGTCTTTATGCGTTCGACAAAGAAGCGGCTCCCGATTCAAGAGCTTCGCGGACCGGCGGTGCCGTCCATGGTAGGTAACGAAGAGGTGCGAGAGCATGTGCAGCAGGTTTTCGCTGATGAAATGGTCAAGCGGCTGCCGCATGAGCTGGACCGGACGTTAGGGAGGCTGAGAACGTGACCCCAGAAATACTAATGGATAAGCTGCAGGAGTACCTGCAGGTGATCACGAAAGACATTCTCCTCGGCGAGTACAGGGTTCCGCCCAACATCTACAAAGTGGATCTGCCGGCACTGGCAACCCCTGAATACAATGAAGGCGAAACCGACATCAAGCCGATCAACTCCACGATCCCCAAACAACGTGATGAGCGTATTCCGTTCATCATCATCGCGTTTAGCAACGCTGAGGATAACGAGGAGGGATTCCAGACCCTTCAGGTGGATTTCGTTTTTGCATGCGAGGGAGAAGGCCGCGTTGCTTACATGGATGTTTTGCATCTCATGGAGCACGTCAGGATCTCATTATTGCGTGAAACTTATGATGGATGGCCGGCTCGGCTAACTCGACCTATCATTCGAGGCTTCAATGAAGAACAAGTCGTCGGCCATTGGATGGGTTACATGTCAACCACATGGGAAGCACCATCAATTGAACAGGAGGTATGGAAACATGGCTACAACTAAGAAAAATGCGAAGGAAGAAGAGCAGAGCCGCGTCGTTCCTGTATTGACCGAAGATGATAGCAGGATCAAAGCAGCAGAGACGCCTTCGGTCCCGGAACAGCTGATCTACATCGGCCCGACCATTCGCAAGAACGGCGCCGAGATCCGGACGAACCGGGTATTTATCGGCGGGCATCCTGCGCATCTGGAGGCTTTATACACAGAATATCCCCATATCAAGTCACTGTTTGTGCCGGTAGATAGGCTGCAGGAGTCCTTAAAACAAATTAATCAGACGGGAACGGCACTTAATACA